CATTAGGTAAAGAAATTACACCAAGAGATTTATCAAAAATGTCTAAAAGAGAAAGAATTTTATATAACATAACTAAATAAATAAAAAAATGGCGTTTACAGTAACATCAAACTATTCAGGTAAAGCATTCGGACAATATATTTCGGCTGCTTTAAAAGAAGCTAAATCTCTAGAAGGTTTAACTGTCTTAGAAAATATTAAATATAAAGAGAACATTAGAAAAATGGCAGGTTCTAGCTTAGTAGCAGATGCAACTTGTGATTTTACTGATGCAGGTACTTTAGCTTTAACAGAAAAAGTATTAACTCCTAAAAACTTACAAATTAACGTAGACCTATGTAAGAAAACTTTACTATCAGGATGGGAAGCAGAAGAAATGAAGGCAGGTGCTTTCAATAGAACTGCACCAACTTTTGATCAGTATGTATTATCTTACTTCGGAGAAATTATTGCAGATGCAGTAGAAGGTTCTATTTGGCAAGGTGCTGATGCTTCAGCAGGTCAATTTGAAGGATTCCAAACTGCTACTACAGGTGCTTTTGCAGTAGATGGTGGTGTAGTTGCTTCAAGTGCTTCAGGTGCTTATTCAGCTACTAACATTATATCTAACCTACAAACATTAGTTGCAGACATTCCTGCAAATGTATACGGAAGAGATGATTTAAGAATCTATATGAACATGAAAACTTACAGATTCTACATTTCAGCTATCTCTACATTAGGATATGTTAATGCTTACAACATGCAAGGTGATTACATCCCTGTATTTGAAGGTATCACTATCCAACCATGTCCAGGTATGGCAGATAACGTAATGGTTGCTGCTGAAACTTCTAACTTATTCTTCGGAACTGACCTATTATCAGATAACACTAATATCAAGATGTTAGATATGACTGACCTAGATGGTTCTGACAATCTAAGAGTAGTTGCTAAGTTCTCAGGTGGTGTACAAGTTGGAGTAGGTTCTGACATTGTAAACCAAGCATAATAACTGATTTAACGGAGAGAGGGTTTACCCTCTTTCCTTAACTTTAATAATTAATAATATGTCTTGTAATTTAACAAAAGGAAGAAATATAACTTGTAGAGATACAGTAGGTGGGATAAAGGCAATTTATTTCGCACAGTTTGATGAGGTTGCTTCTTATGTAACTGCATCAGGCGAATTGACTGACTTTGACTTAGGTGCTTCTGATGACATATATAAATACACTTTAAAGAGGGGTACTGCTTCTTGTACAGAAACTTTAACAGGTTCTAGCGAGAATGGTACAGTATTTTATACTCCATCAGTTCAAATAATGCTACACAAGTTAACAAAAGAAGATCAAAACCAAGTAAAACTATTAGCTTCTAATAGATTGGTTATCTTTTTAGAATTAAACGAAGTATTGACTGCTAACAATCACAATGTATTATTAGCTTTAGGATTAGAAAATGGTATGGAACTAAACTCAGGCACAGGTGCTACTGGTGCTGCGTTTGGAGATATGAATGGTTACACTTGGACTTTTGATGGTATGGAAAGAGATCCTATGGTAACTGTAGCTGACTATACTACTACTCCGTTAGATAATTCAGCGTTTACTTTTCAATCAATAGTTACTTCTTAATTATTGTTTTCATATTTCTTAGAGGACTACTTCGGTAGTCCTTTTTTTTATCAAACAAAAACGACTTTTTTCTATTATATAGTAAGTAAACACATTATGATACACGCAACTTATGGTTCTACTGCTACATTCTACACTACTACGGAAGAAAAACGTATAGATACGGCAGTACCTAAAACACAAATAAGGTATTTATGTAAGTTTACAAATAATATGTCTAAAAGTGTGGTATATGGCTACGGACAAAGCCAATCGGTTAATGACAGATATACTAGCTTTCAAATACTACACAATACGACAGAAGATGTCTATACAGGTGCTATTGATTTTTTACCTAATGGATATTGGACATACGAGATATTTGAAGTGTCTTGGCAAGGTGCAAGTGTAGTGTTAGGATCAGGAACTGCACCGATAAATGAAAATGATATTTTAACACCACCTGCTAACACTAAGGGGGTTGTAAAAGGAAGTGTGGAGAAAGGAAAATTATTAGTATCAGAAGAATCAGGACAAGAAGAAGTACAATATAATCAACATCCTGAACCAAGTGGTACAAATTACATATACGTTAGTTAATAATAAATAAAAAATTATGGTAATAGAAAATAATAATGAATTATTAAGAGAGCAGTTAGGAAAAGGTACTGTAGAAGTATTTACTACAACTGCACAAACAGGCAAAGATTTTTATGCAGTACAATTTGTACTAGAAAGTGTAATATCTTCATTAACTGTAGCAGATTGTACAGGAGAGAGTAACTTAGTTACTACAATCCCTGCTGGTACAACTCTTTTTATGAACATTACGGCTATAACTCTTACGAGTGGATTAGCTATCGGATATAAAGAATAAAATATGTTAGCATTAGCGAACAAGCTATCACTTAATACAAGACCTATCTATAGGTTTGTAAACGAACATTCTATTGACTTTGATGGAGTAGATGATAGGATTATTACTGATGGCGAGGTTGTACAATACGAACACGCAACTTATTCTTTTTGGTGTAAGGCAAGTGAAACAGGTCAAAATAAAGGTATTTTTGGTAATGGAGATGTTAAACAAGGTTCTTTTAATTTTAATTGGAATGCTGATAGACCATTATTGTATTTAGGTAATAATTATTATCAAATGTGGGATGATACACCTGCACAAGATGATGGAGAGTGGCATCATTGGGTAGTTTATGTTTGTAAATCAGATATTACAAAATCAAAGTTGTGGGTAGATGCAGTTTTAATAAACACAGATTTTGGAGATAATAGTGGTAGTGTAAGTACATACACAGAATCTTTAACTATAGGTAGCGACCAACAATCAGGTGGTAATAGTTTTGTAGGCAAGATAGATGAGTTTGCAGTTTACGATAGAGAACTTACACAAGCTGAGATTACTCGTATGTATAACACCTATTATAGCCCAAATAGAATTGCAAACGGGAATTTCGCACAAGAGGGTGTAGAAGAAGTAACTAATGGAGATTTTAGTCAAGAAGGTAGTCAGTTAGTAGGGAATAATGATTTTTCAAATTACGAACCTGCATCACAAAGTAGGTTAGTAGGTGGTGTACAGTTTGATGATTGGAATGAAAATCCAGGTAGTGGTAGTGCAACCTTTGAAAGTATTTCACGTGGATATAGAAGAACAGTAGTTACACCTGCTAATACAGCATCTCCTTGGCATCAAAGAGTTACTCAAGAAGTATCTAGTGATTTAACAATAGGAAAACATTATAGATTTACTGCTACTTTTTTAACTTCAGATGGTAGTAATTTTTATGCAAGAATTTCTGAACTAGGTAGTGGAAATTTACAAGCAGGTGGGTTATATAGTACAGTAGCAAATACACCAAGAAGTATAGATATTATATTTAAGTGTACAGCCAATACAAACCAATATATTGATTTATGGACAGAAGATATACAAAGTGCAAATTCTTTTGTAGAAGTATCTAATATATCATTAAAAGAGGTTGGTATAGATTGGAGTTTAGATACAGGTTGGTCTATAAATCAAGCAAATAGTGTAGCAGTATCAGATGGTACAAATAATGCAGACATTTTACAATCAGGTTCAGTAGTAGGTAAGTTTTACAAAGCAACTTTTACTATACCTGAAAATAATGCAGGAAGATTAAGTGTATATATTGGAGGTGTATATGTTGGTAATACAGGTACAGGTAATACAGGAGATTTTACATTTTATGGTAAAGCATCAGATACTACATTAATAAGATTTAGAGCTGCTTTAGATTTTGATGGTACACTTACAAACATATCAGTCAAAGAAGTAGGGCAGCATTGGACTTATGGTACAGGGTGGTCTACAGATGGTACTAAGGCAGTTAGTGATGGTAGTCAAACAGGTAACAGTTGGCTTAGTCAAGATAATAAAATAACAGTAGGAAGTACATATAAAGTTACTTTTGATTTAGTAGTAAATAGTGGAGAGTTGGTAGTTGATTTTTATTCTAGTCCTGCTTTATTAACAACTTCTAATTCTTATGAATTAAATATAGTTGCAAATAGAACAGATGTACAGTTTTTAGCAGGTAGCACATTTACAGGTTCAATAGACAACATAGTAGTACAAGAACTAAAGCACGATGCTACAAACCTTATGCTTAATGCAGGAGATTATCAAAGTGCAAACCCACTAATCACTTCTACTAAGAG